GTAGACAGAGTTGCTGCTGATTTTTTACGTGGCATTTAGTAGTATTTGTATGGTTTAACGTTGGCACCAGGTTGTTTGCTTACTTTATGTAAGACTTCATTCCATCCACCATCGGTTTTCATTCGCCAGTCACCTACCTCACCAGCACCAGCACAACCCTTAGACCAGTCTTTATCCCAGTCAGGATTGTCCTTACGCCACTGATCGTAGGCAGCCATTGTCATAGAGAGTTCCTTTTCCTCTCCAGTTTCTTTATTTTTTACAGGGTAAGTAGGCATAAATTTATTTAGTTAAATTCCTAGGATGTCACGCTCACGCTCAATGTCATCATTGAGTCTAGCTGCATCACCACCTGGATCTGGGTTAGATTTTTTCTCTTTGCTGTAAAGATGTTTATTATCTTTAGCAAACCCTTTCTCCCAAGGCATCTTATGTTGAGAGTCAGTAAGGTTGATAGCATTCTCAGAAGTCCAACCCTTTTGACCTAGAACATCACGTTCATAAGCACCAACCTCATCCACCTTCGACATCAGTTCATTATATTCATCCTCTTCTCTCTGTGATCCTGGTTTATCAGAATCAACAGGAGTGTACATCCCTGTACTGGGTAACCCAACTGCTCTAGGTGTTCCCATTATTTTACCATACTTTTTGATATCTTCTTCAAAATGATTGATCTTTACCTTACGTTTATCAGTAATTTTAATACCTGTCTTACCACTATTCTCATCGCTATCTGTCCACGATGCTGGTAGTGCTTGCTTATGATCATCACCCTGTTCTTCTTTAGTCCTAGTCTCTGCATTCATATCAGGATAGCTAGGGAAAGATTCTTCAGACTTATGTACTGCAAGTCTCAACTTACCTGGTTTAACTACTAACTGTGGATTACGTTCTAGAAATGAATCCCTCTGGTCTAAGGTAAGCATCAACTCACCAGCAGATTCACCTGTCTCCTTGTTAGTGAATTCGTATAACGGCATTAGAATTTCATTACTGTAATATATCTAGGCAAGTGAGCAGCATTGACTGGTGGTCTTGCTGAGTGTGGAATCCTACCATCAAATGATACAACCCTACCTGGCTTGGGTAAGATTGCTTTAGTTATCTCATCATCTAGATCATAGAACACTGTCTCTCCACCCCAATCACGATGCCATTGATCATTAGTATAAAACATTACTGTTCTATTGTTTTGACTAACGTTGTCTACGTGTGCCTTAGGACGGTCTCCAGAGCGTAGAAGGTTTGTATATACATTTGGTAAGGATTCATATGGAGGTACCTTACAGACCTTTGTGAGTGCATCATAGAGTGCACGACATAAGTTATCATCATCCTGTGTGCAGGATGGATCACCCTTATGTACACGAGTCCAATACTTATTGGAAGCATCCATCGTATCATTGGACTCGAACTTCATCATATCCTGTACGTGTTCTATCTGGAAGTTCTTAATCTCTTCATCACTTCTCTCCTTCCTTAAGAACTCTCTGGCTTTATCACAAGCAACAGGATCATTAGACCTCTGCAAAGAATAGAATGCAGTCGAAAGATATTGTGTAATACTCTGCATCATTGCAGGTTCTATTACATTGTCATAGACTTTTATATCATTCAACCAATCCATCCCAATGCCTCCGATACTATAGGAAACTGTTCACAGAAGATACCCTTACAAGCATTGGCAATTTCCATATGCTCCTTCTGAGTACCGTGACCACTTCTTAATTCTATGTAGTGCACCCAAGAGCGAACACTACCTGTCATATAGAGTCGGGTAGGTGTAGCTAAAGGTAGTATAAACCGTGCACACTCCTTAGCAATACCATCATCAAGCATCATTTTATATAATGCCATACTCTTCTTGAAGTGATCCGACATCAGTATCTCATACTTCTGTACCATATAAGGATCAATATCATCAATACTATTCTGCCTATTCTTAGTGTCCTGACGACGTAGTTCAGGCATAGGAATAGTCTCAGCAAGTAAACTGCTATCAGCATACCTCTGTGAGAACTCTTGATACGTAAAGGATCTATGCCTCAGTATCTGAGCAGCAAGACCACGTGTGGTCTCAATCTCTAATGTCATATGTGCCTGTTCAAATACAGACCAATGACCGTGCTTGATACAGTACCCTAGTAGACCAGCAACCTTAGGGTTGTCTTGGTTGTTAGGGTTACTGACTCTAGCCACGTAACCCATTGTATGTTCAGCGTCAGGAGTGACGGAAATAAGTTTGACCCTCATTTACCTTTAGATCGATTGATTAGAGTAATAAATTTGTCTGCTGCGAATGTACCTGCAAGACATACATCAATCTCATCACCATCTTGCCAGTTCTCAGTACCATCTTTCTTGGTATGAGCCAGTGCTACAGTGAGATCATCGATGATCTTCTGAGTAATTTTCATTCTGGTTTAGGTTCATTAGAAAAACCGTGTCTGGTACGACGAATCCAGACATCCATCTCACGTTCTCTTTCGATCTCTTTGAGTGCTCCTTCTAACTTCTTTAGTTCTTCATCCCTATAAAGCCAAGGTTTCTCTAGTGCTTTACGGATTGCTTTAGATGCTTTCATTTCGATAATTTAATACTGTAGATTCCATTGTCCAGTTCGGACGGAACAAAATTCATAGAGATAGAAACTCGTGTGACATCCTCCTTGAGAGTAAGGGTCTCGTGTGTGAGTTCACTCGACCAAAGGAACAGTATACCCTCATCTGGCATCATAGTCAAGGTCTCTGAGTTATATGGTGTAGGATCACCAGGATCTGTCCTCAAGTATGGGTCACTCTTCTCAATAGATGGTGAGTGTACTGTCCATCCCTGTGCTCCTGGTGGGAAGTTGAGATAGTATGTACCTGACACAAAGGAATTACCGTGGCTATGTCTGAATTGAAATCCACCTTTCCTAGTGATATTAACCCAACACTCAGTGATGAAATGATCCTTAGTCATATCCCACTTGTATACATCTTGAGTAAAATCTACATATGATTCACTCAAGAACTTCTCAAACTTCCTGACTACTGGTTCATCAACATTTAAAAAACTTTCACGAGAATTATTCCAGAAGTGTACGATGTCCTTAGACAAAGCATTATGTTCTGCATCCTTATTGGATGTCAACTGCTGGACAAGAGTTCTTAATTCAACGTGGTCCTCCTTCACCCATCGATAGATACCCAATGGTTTAGGAAAGAGATCAACTACTTGTACCCTACTCATAGCTCTGTAGATTTCTTATACTTGTCTGGTATCTCTTCGTCGTGCTTAACAACCTTAAAGTTATAAGCACCTGCCAAGAATTCTTGTGGCATAAAATTCATAGAGATTGAAACTCTAGTAGCATTCTTGGTATCCGTAGTCAAGTGCGCTAGGTTACTTGGCCACAATATCAAGTACTGCTCCTTACAGTTAGCGAAATACTGTGACTTATTATAATCGGTAGCAGTAGCATTGTCAAACCCTATGTAAGGTCTGTTCGACATACCACAGGGGTTAATAAACATCAAATCTCCAGCACCTGGCTCCATATGGAGGTAGTAAGTGCCAGAGACAAATGAATTAGCGTGAGAATGCATCACCTGTTGTCCACCATCAGTGGTTACATTGACCCAACAGTCAGTGATGTATGTTTTATTGGTCATCAACCAACCTTGAACCTCTGTGACATAATTGCCATAGCATTCCTCCAACCAGTCGTGATAGTGCTGGAAGATAGGTTCACTGTTATCGTAAAGTAAATGCTCCTTAGTATGTTGATAGTAATGTACTATCGCCTTCGAGTACTCGCTGACACCCTTCTGCACTTTTTTGATTGCAGTCTTGGTAGCTTCCTTTAACTCTTGATGTTTATCATCAGGATACTTATAGTACCCTAAAGGGAGTGGAAAGATAGCTTCAACTAGCTCTGGTTTCACCGTCATTTAATTCAGCATCACGAAGTTGTTTTTCTCGTTTGATTCTCCTCTTCACCATTTTAGCATACTTTATATCCATTTCTGAATACCAATCAGGATGCTCTTTTGCTCTCTTGATAATTAACTTTGCTGCTTTCTTGTCCTTCATAGTACGCCCTAAAATACGGGACAATGCCAAACGTATTGACGTTGCCCTTCCTTACCCACTCATCAGCACATTTATAGATGCTCAGATTAGTGCAGGTGGTACCAAAATTTTTTAGTAATAGGGATAGTACCTGTTCTCTGAATTTAAGCTGATCTTCAGTCAGTGTATCCATCGTCATCTTGGAAGAGGTTATATGAGTAGTCTGCCTTGCCAGCTGCGGGTGCTGACTTGTAGGCATCTACATCGGAGAACACTTCTGATTCTAGCACAGATACTAGAGATTTCAAGTCCTTAACTAGGACTTTGAGTTGATCCCTGTCCATTATTGTCACCACTTTAATTATATATGTTAATAAAAAAGCAGGGTCTAGCCCTGCTTTTCCTAGTTATAGTCCAGAATCAAGCGCAAACGAGTTTGTTCTCGGTGTGCTTGATGCCTCTGTAGTTCAACACTACATCGACTTTACGGCAAGTGCCCTTAGGTTGTGAAGAGTATTGCTGACCCCTATAAGTAAGAGTCTTTGCAGATACTGAATCATCTCTTTGGTCGGTGCTATATTCAGCACCACGGTACTTAAGTCCCATTGGAAATCTCCTAAAGTAGTTGGATTTTACCCGTTCCTTTAGTCGGCTTTTGCGTCCTCTAAGAGGATGAACGATCCGTTCCGAGTCGGCTTACTTGCGTCCCTTACGGGATGAACGATGTGTTAATACTAACACATTTAATTTATATATGCAAGTAGATATGTGTACTTTGATACAATTTAAGGATATCTAAAGATTACATCCCTTGCCGTGTCTCAGCAGGGTTAACTGCCATCGATGGGAGTGGTACTCCTTGTGTCATTCTGTCTCCCTGAGAAGACCATTGCTTACCTTGTGGTTTTGGTGGAGCAGTTCTATTACCCCATTGTATCTGAGGGAATGCTTCCTTAACCACGTTCTCTGTGATTCTATATTTCTTTTTAAGATTCTTGTCCTTAGCTAGACAGACGACCTCTGCTTCTGATTCGTGTAGTCCTTCTAACAAACCAACGAACATTGTTTCTCTCTTAAGAGATGAAAGATCATCAGCACCGCCCTTAACAAAGTAGTAAAGGATTCTATGCTCTGTACTTAAGCGACTGTGTTCAGTCCCAGGAGGAGCCTCATTAGGTTTATACGGTACATCACCATCAGGTAATGCAGATTCAATACTGGGATCGAAGTTAACGATCAAGATTTTCCTGAGAGCATCGCTGTTGTTATCTCTTAGGAGTTTGATCTTCTGCGCCTTAGTCTTAGCGTTGCTAACCTTTTGTAGCACTTCAGAAATTAATAGTTCAGCCATAACATAACAGGTTTTTAGTATTTATTCCTCATCTTCTACCTCATCGAAGTGAAGAGTGAGAAGTTCTCCAGAGTAGGGTGTTCCATTTGAATCATACATCTCTGGGTGTTGATATTCAGGTGCTTGGTCTTTTGTAGATACTGCATACACAACGTCGTTTCCCATCCATCCAATAATGCCTCCTAGTATAAAGAAAATGATACTTGATAACGCACTGAAGAACAGTGTTTCAGAGAGTGGCATTGCTAAATCCTCGCTAGCTAGTGGGGTTATTAAGTGAACCCCTTTACACTTGGGCTCCTATTACATCTCCGTACTAACTTGTGTTATTTAGACCAGACCAATGGACTTAAAGTGGCGTGCTGCCTCTACTAAACCTCCTAAATTTTTACCATTGTACACTACTTGAGGGAAGGTAACAGTATCTACTTTGAGTTCCTGTAACACTTGCTCCTTAGTAATGTCTCTATCCAATAGGACTTCCCTGTAATCAACCTTGGCTCTTTCTAGAAGTTCCTTAGCAAGAACACAGTACTTACATCCTACCATAGTATAGAGGGTGGTATAAGTGTAAGGGATCTTATCAGTCATTTAAACTTCTCGGAAAGATGTAACCATCCATAGTTTTGTTTCTGATAATGATACGGTTGTTCTCATAGTCAGGAACGAATTCCAAGATGTCTTCATTACCCCAACACAATTCCTCATAGAGTGAATTGAGCTTGGACATATCAGTCCATAAATCGCTAGGAGGGTGGTCCATTTAAGATATTAACCAGGTCTTAGTATATCATTATATCTATATCTCGTCAACCCTGCCAGATTAGATCAGGCATTGCTGCTGGTTGCTGTCTACCTACCGTGAACATCAGGATGAAATAGGCAAAGAACCAAATGATATTAAAGATCCAAGCTTGTCTGTACAGGTACTTACGTATGCCCATAGAGACCATAACCTTTCTAACTGCTGCTGGATCATCTTCATCTCCTGTAGCTCTTAGGATCTGTTCTATCACCACTGCAATCAATGTCCCTATCACCAATGGATAGAAGATAAAGTTTGCAAAAGACATTACTGCGATTAAAAAAGTCATAGTTGTAGTTCTAGTTGTATACCGTGGGCTTCCCAAAACCAATCTTCTATACCATCAGGTTCATCTTTTATATGAGTGTACCCATAATAAGAACCATCGTCTCTTTGATATAAAAAATGGTGGTCGTGAGGATTGAGTAACCACATCTTTGCTAGTGCATCAGTGGTTTTATATCCTATCTCCTCCTTAGTTAATTTCTTCAAGCGAACTGCCTCAGTTGCTGTAGTATATATTTGTATGCATCTACAATATCACCCTCATCTTTCCTGAATAAGTCCTTATCATAACGTTGTTTTGTATCCTTTCTCCATAGTCTCATATTGTCTGGAGATAGTTCATCACCTAGGAAAAGATCACCGTGAGCATTGTAACCGAACTCCAGTTTGAAATCTACTAGATCAATACCACAGAGTAAGAACAGTGACTGGAGATGATAGTTGATATCAATTGATCGATCAATCATAGGCTGAGGATCAATACCCATCAACCTTACACGATCAGGTGTTAGTAGAGGGTCACCCTTACTGTCATCCTTAAGGAAGAACTCAACGATAGGTGGTTGTATCAGTACACCTTCATTGATGTTAGTGTTCTTTACTATAGAACCTGCTGCTATATTTCTGACAATAACCTCAACAGGTACGATCGTCAGTTTTTTACATAGCATTTGATTTAATGAAGGTAGCTCTATGTAATGAGTCTTGATACCATTTCTCTCTAGCATTTCAAATAGAAGTGCAGAGATAAGACAACAAGTAGCACCCTTATCTTTTGGATAATCTACTCTTGCTCCTTCAAATGCTGTCACCTTATCGTGAAACAACATAGTTACTTTCTGAGCATCACCAGGTACGTCATAGACTGACTTTACCTTACCTTCATAAATCGGTTGTTCCATTGTCATTCTAACATTCTAATAGCGTGTGGTAGGATCTCGTATTCCTTAAGTTGTATACGACGAGTCAGTGAATCAACTGTATCATCTGGTTCAATGGGTACTTTACCTTGTATGATAACAGTACCAGAGTCTAGCTCTGCATCCACAAAGTGTACTGTACATCCTGTTTCTTCATCACCACTATCTAATGCTTGCTCTATAGCGTGCAATCCCTTGTACTTGGGTAACAGTGATGGATGTACATTGATTATCTTATCTGGGAACTGATCTATCAGAACATTAGAGAGGACTCTCATATATCCTGCTAGTACGATCAGATCAACTCTCCAAGCTTGGAACAGTTGTGCCATCTGATCTTCGTGTTTATGCTCTATGTGACAGTGTGGTATACCCAATTTTTCTGCTCTCTTAGCAGCACCACACTTCTTCTTGTTGTGTATCATCAACACAACTTCATCGTGGACACAAGTCCTTACAATATTCTCGAAGTTGGTTCCGTTTCCAGAACACATAATACCGAGTCTCATAATGGTGGGTACTCAGATGTGATGTCAATCTCTTCAGGATTATTTGGATCAAACTGTTTCACTAACCTCTCCACCTGATTCTTATCAAGACCAGCGAGGTTGATACAGTTCTGTAGACTTTTGTAAATACACTCTCGATCACTGATAGGTTCCATAGTTATTTTTTAGGAGTTAATCTATACGCACCGTAGATAGCACCGCCAATAGCGGCAACAAGAATAATGAGTTCCATAGTTAGTTACGATATTTGATAGGCCAAGTATAATGCATAGCTGATACCAATAGTATAGCAAATAGAAAAGGAAAAAGGGTAGCGATCATTGCCAGTGATAGTGATAGAAATTTCCTGTACGATCACACATAGGATCCTCTTCAGGTATCCTATATTTAAGCATTGACTGACCCTTATAATCTGTACGGTCTTTGATTATTACGAATGCCTGACTGAGTTTTTCTTGTCCTTCCTCAGACTGTAATCGTATTACCAATTCAGGGTCTGGACGTGGTTGAGAATAATAAAATCCTTCATAGGCACCAGAAGCATTTACAACTTCTTCTACGGTGTCTGGAAAGAGAGGACTCTTTACCCTGTTCAGCACAGATGCAGCTACACAATACTCATCAAGTGTATTACGTGCTGCTTCAACCTGTATAACCCTAGCCAAATGACCATAATCTGCGGGTGACAATGCTAGAAAAATTCCTAACATAAAAAAAGGGGGTGCAAGACCCCCTCAGTATACCATAAGTTGTAGGTTTTAGGCAATAGCAGTTGCTTTAACTATCTCAGGTGGAACAATGGCAACCTCAGTAGATGAAACAGCAGCAAGGTCAAGTGGGAAGTTGTGAGCATTGCGCTCGTGCATTACTTCCATACCTAAGTTGGCACGGTTTAGTACGTCTGCCCAAGTGGGTACAACCTTACCAGAACTGTCTAGAATAGACTGGTTGAAGTTGAATCCATTCAGGTTGAATGCCATAGTTGATATACCCATAGAGGTCAACCATATACAAACAACTGGGAAGACTGCTAAGAAGAAGTGCAACGATCGTGAGTTGTTGAACGATGCATATTGGAAGATGAGTCTACCAAAATACCCGTGTGCAGCGACGATGTTATAAGTTTCCTCTTCCTGTCCGAACTTGTATCCATAGTTTTGTGATTCGTTCTCAGTTGTTTCTCTGATAAGCGATGAGGTGACCAACGATCCGTGCATAGCACTGAAGAGAGCACCACCAAACATCCCGATAACACCCGCCATATGGAATGGATGCATAAGGATATTATGTTC